TACGTTTACAAAAAAAGAGAACAATGGAAAACTAATTTAGACTATTGTTTTGTTAAACCATTGATAAATAAGTCTGACCTGTACACGGATAAGGAAAGAAAGCACTTTGGTATATTAAAGTATTCAAATAAGTTCTTAAAAGACGCGGGATTAAGTCCTGGGGATTTAGTAGCGTTTACCCCAAGTTCAGAATTTGAATTTGTTGTAGAAGGTGAACGTCTTTATTGTATGAAATTTAATGATATAGTTTTAACTCATGAACACGAAGGAAACGAAGAAGAAAATAATCCAAGCTGGGCAAAAAGCCATTGAAGAATTAATCAAAGTAGCTAAAGAGAAAATTGTAGACTCAGAAGATGATGTGTCAGCTGATAGATTAAAAAACGCAGCTGCTACAAAAAAACTAGCTATAATGGATGCTTTTGAGATATTAACACGCATACAAGAAGAGGAAGAGTTATTAAGTGAAAAACCTAAAGACAAGAAAGAAGAAAGAAGTTTTAGAGGTTTTGCAGAAGGGCGTAGTAAATGAGTCATGAGCAAACTCTTTGGAAAGAGGTAAAAGATATAGTTAACCCTAAATTATTATCTAAGCAGAACAGATATAAAAAATGGGAGTATGGTTATAATGCAGATTATGACTTCGTAGTTATTAGTAAAACTGGACAAATTGGACAAATCATTGAAATTCAAAACCTCCGTATTGCATTACCAGCGGAACATGAATGCTTTAAACGAAGCGAAGATAAAAAGAAACAATACTGGGAAAAACAAGAATACCCGAAAGAATTAGCTAGAATTAAAACTAGATTTGATTGGGAGGAATATCCTACGGATTTTAAAGAAGAATGGTTTGATTATATAGATGAAGAATTTAAGCGTAGATCAGATGGTTACTGGTTTTATAATAACGGTGTGCCTACTTACATCACTGGTACTCATTACATGTATTTGCAGTGGTCAAAAATCGATGTCGGAGCACCAGATTATAGAGAAGCAAACAGACTCTTCTTTATATTTTGGGAAGCCTGTAAGGCTGATAACAGATGCTATGGAATGTGTTATCTTAAAAACAGACGGTCTGGTTTCTCCTTTATGTCATCGGCAGAGCTTGTTAATCAAGCCACAATATCTTCAGATGCTAGATTCGGTATCTTATCAAAATCTGGAGCAGATGCTAAAAAAATGTTCACAGATAAAGTTGTCCCGATATCCGTTAACTATCCGTTTTTCTTCAAACCAATCCAAGATGGTATGGATCGTCCTAAGACCGAACTGGCATATAGAGTCCCAGCTTCAAAACTTACTAGACGTAAACTAGACGACAATGTTAAGCTGGCTGAATTAAAAGGTTTAGACACAACAATAGATTGGAAGAACACAGGAGATAACTCTTATGATGGTGAAAAATTAAAACTACTTGTTCATGATGAATCAGGTAAATGGGAAAAGCCAACAAACATATTAAACAATTGGCGTGTTACTAAAACATGTCTAAGGTTAGGTAGCAGAATAGTAGGTAAATGCATGATGGGTTCAACATCAAACTCCTTAGATAAAGGTGGTGAAAACTTTAAAAAGCTTTATTATAGTTCTAATGTTGAAAAAAGAAATGCCAATGGTCAAACAAGCTCAGGCTTGTATTCTTTATTTATACCTATGGAGTGGAACTACGAAGGATTTATAGATTCTTATGGTTATCCAGTATTTGATAAACCTGATAAAGAAACAATAGATGCGTTTGGTGATCCTATAGAACAAGGTGTTATAGATCATTGGAATAATGAAGTAGAAGGATTAAAGCAAGACCAAGACGGTTTAAATGAATATTTTAGACAGTTTCCACGAACAGAAGAACATGCATTTAGAGATGAAGCAAAAGAATCTTTGTTTAATCTCACTAAGATATATGAACAGATAGATTATAATGTTGATTTAAAAAATACTTCAACAATAACAACTGGTAGTTTTCAATGGGAAAATGGTCAAAAAGATACTAGAGTTATATTTGTTCCAAATAAAGACGGTAGATTTAATATATCTTGGGTGCCTGAAATAGAATTACAAAATAGAGTAATAATTAAAAATGGTATTAAACAACCTGGTAATGAACACATTGGAGCATTTGGTTGTGACAGTTATGATATATCAGGAACTGTAGATGGTAGAG